ACGTACCTCGAGCTTTTATCAGCTTTTGACGGGCTTACCTTTATGGACGGGTTTAAAACTCAGTTCAGCAAACAAACGATAAACGCTGAAATTAGTTTCAACGGACCGGTGCAGTCGATCGGCGGTAACCTGAGGATGTACGGCTCGTATTCGCGGACGGTGGTTCAAGTGGATAGGACTAAGCTTCTTGCTTTTCCTTCCCCTAAAGTTCCCCAACCAAAGAATCCGATAAGTCGTGTCCATGTGGCTAACGCTCTGGCTTTGCTCCGTACCGCTTTCCGCTCTGATCCGAGAAGTCGACGCCTGTCTCAAAAACAGGAGTTTTTCTTCTAGAGTGGCGAAATTAATGCAGGTTTTCAGCACTCACTTGATTTAAATTCAGGAGTACTTATGCCTGCCATAGGCAGCATTAAAACGTCCAGCATCCTCAGTGCCACGGAACTTACAACGTCCGCGACCATTGGGGTGGATAAGACCTTTGACCCCGAGGGCTTTATTGCCCCTGGCGTCGCACGGTGGGTTGACCGATCCGGCGGTATTGCGATCGGATATCCCGCGTTTTCCCTGTCTGTCCGCCCGCCTTCCAAGGCGTCGCGGGTCTATAGGGTAACCGCAAAAGTGTTCCTCCCGACGCTCGAAACTGTCGGCAACGCGTACAACGGGATTACTCCCGGGCCTACGCTTGCTTACGGACTGCTGGGCGTTATGGAGTTTATGTTGCCCGAACGCTCGACCTTGGCTGAGCGTACTGCATTCATCAGCCATGTTCGAAGCCTCTTCGCTACAACAATCAACGCGTCTGACGCTGCTCCTACTGATGCAACTGGGAGCCCGTTGAATGCTGCGGTCCTGAACTTCGACCAGCCCTACTAAGGGTACTGGTCTCAGGTACAAACTCTGGAGGAAGCTATGTCTTTTGCGAAGCGTAGTGCACAGCAGATTTTGAGTCAGCTGTGGAAATACCGTGTTACGGCGCCTGAAGTTTCTTCAGGTTTCATTCTTGACTTTCTTCAATCCCTGGATTGCCCACGGGCTTTGACGGTCGCAATTCTCTTCCGTGAGGGAGAGCGCGAACGTATTGCGGCTGTAGAACGACATCCTCAGGACGAGGGTGCTCATCAACAGCTAGCCGAGCTTGTGTGTGATCCGCTTCACTATGATTCTGTAGTGCGGTTTAGGGACGCCTACACAGCGACTGCTCTCCTGTCAAAATACGAGGATTTGACTCTCGGTTATGACAAGGATCAGAAAGCGCTGGAAAAGTTCTCGAAATTTGAGGATTCCTGTAGACGTACGAATCTTCGCTTTAAGGACTTGGCCGCCGACCCTCAATTCAGGGGCCGAACTGTCTGGCTGCATAACGCAGTTGGACGAAAAATTGACCAAATCCTAGGCGATTTTAGTGTAGAAGAGATGTTTAGTGAAGCCAATTGGGGTCCTGGTGCATCGACATTAATCCGTCGACGCGACGCCAGCGCCATCAAAAAGTTCCAGTGCGAAACTGGGATCACACGAGACTTATACGACCTATTGCCACATGACTCCTTCTTGATGAATTACCCAAGTTGGGCCAAGCATTTATTTGGGACACGGGGCGAGCGTATTTCTGCTCGCACTTACCCGTCCTTCCAGGTAGGCAATAAGGTAATCACTGTACCGAAAGACGCTAAAGCGAATCGCGTCATAGCCATTGAGCCAGGGTTAAATCTCTGGTTTCAGTTGGCGATTGGCAAAATGATACAGCGGCGTCTACTACGGTTCGGGGTTGATTTGCGCTTTCAAAACGTTAACCAGCTGATGGCTCAGAGAGGGTCTGTTGACCACTCGTTAGCCACTGTTGATTTTTCGTCAGCGAGCGACTCTATCTCTTCGGGGATTGTCGAGGCATTAATACCGCCTCGGTGGTTCTCCGTTATGGATAGTTGCCGATCCCGATATGGCATGCAAAGCGGGACTCTCATGCGGTGGGAGAAGTTCTCATCCATGGGGAATGGATTTACGTTCCCTCTTGAGTCTCTGATATTCTTCGCAGTATCGTTATGCTGCGCCGAATATATGCACGAAGCCCCCTTTGACGCAGAGGGGTGCAGAGTGTCTGTGTACGGGGACGATGTTATAATCCCCAATACATGCTTTGCTCTCTTTTCTGAAGTGAGTGCCTTCTATGGCTTTACCCTAAATGCGAAGAAATCACATTTCGCAAGCAATTTTAGGGAAAGCTGTGGTGCGCATTTCATGGACGGTGTTGACGTAAAGCCCATCTACCTTAAAGGTAGATTAACTGACGTTCCATCCATTTATCGGTTGGCGAACAACGTACGTCGTCTTGCTCATCGAAGAGGTGCAAATCTCTTCTGTGACGCTTGTTTAAAACCGTTGTTTGTTTCCCTTGTTAATACGGTACCGAAAGCGTGTCGCTTTAGGATACCGGACTCCCTTGGGGATGGCGGCTTCATTAGTAATTTCGATGAAGCTGTTCCAAGTTACGCGAGGCATGGTGTCGAAGGATACCAAGTTACTCACGTCGTGGATGCGCCGAAAACGCGCAAGTCAGAAGAGTTTGGCCTACTCTTGGCCCGACTTTGGGAAATGCCAGCACAAGAGACACGATGTATTGTGCCTCTAAGAGGCCTGACAGTTCTCGATCAAAACCGGCACTTTGCTAAGTACCACCGTGAGCATGAACCACTTGCTCTTCGCGTGGCGCCAGGGAACTTAATACCTTCCTCGGACGCAACAGAGTGTCGTATAGCTCGAGCTATTGTTCGACAGTGGGATGATCTTGGGCCGTGGCTTTAACCAGCTTTAGGCCTGTTCATCTATAAGTCGGCACTGCATAGTTTATTTTGCGGTGTTTCCTGGCTCCTTTAAACGAGCTGGGTGGACGGTTTGTACCGTTTAAA